ATTATTAACTTTATTACTTCCGGGAGTAAAAACTGGTGGGTTTATATTATCTTGTTGATCTATATCATCTATTGATGAATCTAAATTTGCTATTTTAATTTCTGGTTGTTCTAAACATATAGTCTTACTAAAATCATAATGAGGGTATAAATTTGCAACCTCTGGTTGCTCTAAAATAGATTTTACATCTAATAGTTTTTCTTCTTGTGGTTTAGATTCTAAACTGGTTGATGTTTGAATTTTTATTGGATTTCCGTCTTTATCGCAAATATAATTGTTTATTACTCTCGCACCACCATATTTATATGTTTCCGCATATACTATATTTCTCGGCATGAAATTAGTGTATCCAGCCGATATTGATAAACCAAGAGAAACGCGAGGATCTCCTACTGAGGATAGACCGGAAAAATCTGTTCTTTGTGGATAATAGTTTATTTCTTGTTCTGATAAAATTGGACTTATATTAGGAATGTCTACTAATTTTAAAACTTCACATAAAAAAGATTTAACATCAAAATTGGGATCCAAAAATTTAGCAGATGAATCCCTAAATAAAGATGTATTTATTAATTTATTTTTACAAAATTCTTCAATTACGTCCATTAGTCTAAAAATCCTTCCATTTGTTGTTTAACAAAAACATTCTTTAAAAATTCCATTATTGCATCTCTATCTCTAGCAGTTTCAAATTTTTGAATGATAACTCTATCATCTTCTAAATTATAACCAAATAACAAGAAAGACCCCATATATTCACTTATCGTATCTTTTAAAATTGATAAATCTCTTCTATTAACTTGTTGTTTTTGTCTTAATTGTTTCTCCCATTGAAAAAGACTTTTTTGAAGTTCTAAATGATTTATCTGTTCAAAAATTTTTGATTCAGTATCGTTTAAAGAAACTTCTTTATTTTTAACAAAAACTTCATCGGAAGATAATTGAGGGCTTGATGTTGTTTTTGAATTTTTTCTTTTTCTTTTGGGTTCCATTTAGTTGCTTCCGTATTTCGAATACTTATTAGTGATATTGAATTTTGAAAGGTATTCAATTACAACTTCTATGGAACTTGTTTTTAACTTAAAATTTTCTGGTATGTATTGTCCTCCATCATATAAAGTGAAATATTCTTCACCAAAAAAATTATGATTATTAAAACATGTTATAAAAACAGATGTATTTCCCGGATCTATTACAACAGTCCAAGATCTTGCATCCGATTTTGAATAATTAGTGAATAGTTTTTCAGTTACGTATCCAGAATCTTTCATTCTTTTTACAAAATAACTAACTGTTGTGATTTTGTTAATTGCCATATATTATAATTTATAAAATGTAATTTATTTAACAAGAGCTGATACGATATATTTTAATTCAACATCGTCATTTTCTTTTGTTTGAAAGACTAATACTTTGTATTCTTTATTGATTTTTACTTTTATCGGTAGTTTGCTTGTTATTAAGCTTTTAAATACTTCTAGTTTAAGAGGTATTGGGTCTAAAATATCATTACCAGCTAATGTATTGGAAACTACAAAACTCATATTATCAACGTTTGACATTGTTTTATCATCAATATCTGCGTGAACTTTTTTATCTTTAGAATAAAAATAAATTTTAGATGCATCAGTTACAAAGGTATAAGCTGACATTATTTGTTTAAGCTTTTGAGTCGAAATTTCAAATTCGTTATCAAAATTTAATTTTGATATTGTTTCTACATTAACTGTAGATTCTGTAATAATACCATCATCAACCAAATGATACTTAAAAAATGTATTTTCAGAATCAGATTCGTTTTCCATTTGACATCTAATATGATTCTTATTCAAGAACATTTTAAATGTTCCGTTATCTCCTAAGCAATCTAAGCCATTTAAGAATTTTTTAATACTAATAAGATTAAGTTTAACCTCATTTTCTATGACTAATGGTAAGTCGCATTTAGCATAAAGAATAACAGACTTATCTTCAGATGTACAAATACTATATAATAAGTTTTCTTTTGTTTTTAAAATGCAAGAGTCTGTTGCTCTATTAATAGGTTTTAAAAACTTTTCTAAAGATGTTTTTGGAATTGGTAATAACGAATTAACCATTTTTAATAAACTTAACTAATGTTTCCAAATTTTTATCGATATTAGATAATATAGATTCGATATTAGATGAATTTGGTATAGATTGTGTAGAAGTTTGTTGTGGAGGTGGCGGCTGATGTCTAGGTACATCAGGAACCATCTGCCTTATTACATCTTCTGGTGGTGGAGCCGCAAACCCCCTCGGGATCGGCGGCTGCCCCATGTTCTGTTGATTATACTGTTGACCTTGGTTGTTATTAACAACCTTTGATACAAACTGATTCACATCTAATCTATTCGCTCTGGATCTAGGATCGACTGCTAATGAATCGATCTTATTTAAAGAACTGCTTACAAATTTTGCTAAAAGTGCAGCTTGTAGTGCGTCTTCTTTACTTTCATCCATATTTTATAGATCCTTTAGAATATCCTGCATCTTCTTTTCTTCGTCTGTTAATGAAGAGTCTGAATCATTTTCCGTAGATGATACACTTGGAGAAAAGCTTTCTTCTTCCTCTTCGATATCATTAACTGGAGCTTCATTCTTTTCTTCATCTTTACCGAAGAAATGTACATCCATTAACTTCTTGATTTCTTCGTAAGTCTTTCTTTGGAAAATAGAGTCAAGACTCTTGACCGAATCATAAACGGAATCTGTATCATCAATTCCTTCAATCTTCGACGGAGACATGAATCTAGAACTTACGTATGATGGATAACCACCTTCATTCTTCTCTACCTTGATTCTAAGGTTGCAACCATTTTCAGAAAGATCAAAGATCTTGAAACCAAACTCTTGAGAATCATCTCCGTCAATCGCGCTTTGAATAATCTTTTGAAGCTGTACACCAGCATTCAAAATCTTAACTTGACCGTTATTTTCTGGATTTGATGGATCGCTAATAACATATGCGTTATAAAGCCACTTTTCAGTTTTTCTCAATGGCTTGGATTGCTCAATAAGCTTTTCATTCTTTGAAGCCCAAACCTTTGAACGATATTCATCAATCGGACACTTTTCTCCGTATGTGTTTGGACAAAGAATAGAAATCTTCTTTCCAGTTACACAACTGTCGAAAATATGCTGCCAGTAGTGAAATCTTGTTTTTGAATTATCTTCCAAGTTTGGAAGAAGTCTTACAATGTAAGTTTTGTCCGGTTCACACTTCAAGAAATCCTTGAAGGATGAATCTGTTTTTGTTTTTGCGCTTAACGTTTCTTTCAACGATTCGAATAGATTTGATGTGTATTTGCTCATATCAGACTTAATATTATTACAGGTTTTTTACTTTTGCAACTCTTTTTTTACAAAATCTCTAATTTTGTTTGTTGCTTGTTTAACTAAAGCTATAGTTTTGTTAGAGTTATTATATCTAACTTTAAATGTTATTATTTTATTATTAAAATTTTCTGAAAATATATCTACTATATCGCTTGGGGTGTCATCCAAAGTTTTGATAATATCTCCAATTTCCATTAGCGAGTATGGGTTTATTTTTCTTTGTCTATAGTGATCCATCCAACTTGGTATTACACCCGTTTTATGTTTTAGATAATCATCTAGCTGTATTTTATTTTTAATACAAAACATTCCAATAAAAGAAAAACTTTCTTTTATAGAATCAATTTGATTTTCTGGATTTTCGTTTTCTTTCTTTTTATTAAATAACGAATATACTCTTATCGCAACTCTTGTATTAAAATAATCCAAGTTTGGATATGGATTATCTGGATATATAGAAATGGGTGCTTCAAAAAAGTTTTGTATGTTTATATGAGGATATTTAGAAAAAAAAGTTTCTAGCTTTTTAAGATTTAAAATTACGCCGTCTGATAAATTATCAAAATTCTTTCTATATTGATATGGTTTACCATATCTAGAAAATTTTAAATATGTGTTATATATCCTTTTGCTCGACTCGGTTATTTCTTCCATTTTTGTTTAATTTAGATCTGAATATTTTTTTATAAACATTTGGAGTAGAACCCAAGTAAGCTCTTATTATAACATGAAGATTTTCTTCTCCTAATATAGAACAATAAATTTTTTGTGTTTTTTTATCGTCTATTATTAGTTTTAATAAGTTTAAAAAGTTTAATTTTTTTCTTTTAGAGATACAAATAAATGATCCTATTTTTAAAGTCAAACTTTCAAATTCTTCTATATTTAATGCTTCGGATGGATTATATAATTCCTCCAATTGTTGTGTTGATGTGATAATCATAGCTCCTCAAAATTTTTAGTCAATTCCAAAAAGAGTGGAGTTATTTTTCCAACTGCGGAAAATTTATTTCCAGACCCTTCGCAATATTTTTCGACAAATTCTTTTAAGTCAAAAGGTGAGTCTGACTTTTTTTGTCTAAATGTTATTTTTTCTGTTTTTGTATTTATGTACATAAATAAATCTGGTTTGTATTTATCTATTAAATAGTCCATTGCAAGGATGTC